ATAACGGAATCCCGCATTTGCATAATTGGTGGATTCAAACGCTTGATAAATGATTGGGGAATTGGCCCCAACTATGGATGCGGGTTGTTGTGTAAATGTAAAACTCATCTTTTGAATAGTCCTTTTTTAATGTCTTGTTTCATCGCCTGGGTCAACGCCTTGTTGAACGATGGTAAAATTTGTTGTCTTGCTTGGCTCACAAATGGGAATGGTTGAATACCGAAATACTTTATTTTTCTATTCATCATAAACCGCATTGATTCCTCGTTGGCCTTTGATTTGAATTTACCCGTTGACAAGTCGCGTGGTTGGATGCGTTTCATCTTTACCCAACTACGCATTGAATCCAATGGAATGCCTTTGCCTGGCTTCCGACCCCTTTGCACATAATCGGCCGTCTTGTTCATACTGATACCCATATTCAATCCATTCGGATCGGGTTGGATGGATGCCACCAATTGACCACTCGCTACATAATTACCACGGAATGTTTTTTTGGTTGCTGACACCACTTGCCATCCACCGCCAACCTTTTTCCACTTGGCACGGATTGATGTTCGTGGGCGTTTTATTTCCAACATATTACGACAAGCAATTGCCCATTTCTTGGAATAATCCGCAACAACGGCAACGCTATTCTTAAACGCAATCGCCATCAGTTACCCACGGGTTTATTAAGTCAATGGTGACACTTATTTGATACCCCGCCAATACCGAATCCATCGTTTCAACGAATGGATTAAACACAATGGGGCGTTGGAATTGTATTTGGCTATAATTGTCTTGCTCTAACTTCCATAAACCTTTTGACATTTGCACATACATTTCTTGTAAAATGTGGGCATAGTTTTGGTTCTCGGTGTATCCGTATTTGTCATACACTGTGATAAGGTTTTTTTGTTCGTTCTCGCCTTTCAAAAAGTTCACACGATCCGCAATCATAATGTTCATTTGGATGGATGCAATTTGGTCGGTCAACGATACGGATTGGATTGAGCAATGCATCAACGGGAATACCGTGAACGCCTTGAAATCTAACTCCGTTAATGTTCCGTGGCTATAATTCCATCCCTCATCCGTGGCGATGTCTTTGAATACCTTGAATGCGGTTCCTATGTGATTATTGTTCATCGCTTGTAACTTTGTTTAATGATTTTTTGTTCCATTTCCGCAATGTCGCTTTCGTAAGCGGTCCAATACAAAGCGGTGTGAATGGTCTTAGTATAGACATTTTCCAATTGTAGGAAATTTCTTGAAGCGAGTCGATAGACCATTCCAAACCATCCCCATTTTTTGGTAAGGCGGTTTTCATCTGCGGTTCCATCTCCACCTCCAAATACTTCTGGATAGAATTCAGTAAGTCGATTCCTAAACTCCAAAAAAAAACCATGGCCCCAAATGCGGTGTTGCAATCTAAGTCCTTAAACCCACTTACAAGGTTTGCCGAATAGGGTGCAACCTCATACCTCCCGTTCTGTCCGCTATGGGTAACGGGGCGATACAACACACTCATCACCTTCCATAAATCGTGTGTTTCTTTGGTGTATGTTTCAATGTCAATAAACTCACCCACCGACATATCATCCAAGTTTGGAATAAACCCGTATTCAACGCCATCCATTTTGAACCTGGGCGTGAATGTTGGTTGTTCTGTCAACATCAATGTAATGCGTTCGACCGCCTTTTGTAATACATCAAACGGCATGGCCATGACCTCGGTCATTGTCAACTCACAAAAAATTGATACCGCTTCCAATTGGCGTTGGGTATCTTCCATGTCTTCTTTCAGACCTTGATACGCCAACATTTGATGCAACTTTACATCCTTTAACGATGTGGGTACTAATATGGTTTTTGATTCAATCATCTATTATAAAACGACCAAACCCCGCTTTGTTATTCCAACGCTTCATTGAGCAACACACACACCTTGGCGTATTGCCTTTGCACCTCCTTATCGGTGTACAAAATGTTGCTAAACTCGTTTACAGAATTGATTGCCGTTGAATGGTCGCGATGGATGATCCGCCCAATTTCTGCCCACGGCATCCCTAACCTTTTTCTGCAAATAAAGTTGAACATGTGACGGGCGTATAACGATGCCCGTTTCCGCGATGGGCAAAGTATCTCATCTGGTGTTAATTCGGTTACCGTACAAACCGCCCTCAATACTTCCTTCCAATGGTTAGGTGCATCGTTAAAATCAACCCGTGGGTTTATTATTTCCTTTCGTAACGCTTGGATTTTGGTTAGGGCTTCTCCTTGTATCTGCACTAACAATAATCGCAGTCGTTTAATTTCTTGTCGTTGTAAGTGTAATTGTTGGTAATGGCTTGTCATATCGTCTGCGAAGATACAAATAAACAAGTAATAAACAATTAACGAATATCGTATTGACCATAATTACTTTTAATCCCTAACATCATCATCTCGGCGTAGCGAAAACTGTCGATTCCGTGACAAACACCCGTTGGTGTATTCATGCTTCGCCCCTGGGAATCACTATCCCAACAATAATTCCGCAACTCTTTGATTAAATTGGTGGATGTGGATGTGATTAAATACGATTGTGATTGCATTATCTGTATTCCGTAATTAATGGAATCCTTGCCCTTTGTCACTCCCTTGATTCTAATGCCGTATCTTTTAATTTCATCAATTGATTTCGGTTCGGCACTATCCGCATAAACTGGCACATGATTGGGTAATGCCTTTGCAATGTCTGAATTGAGCATTCCCGTGCGATATGCGACCTCATCTATTATTCTTTGACCATTGTACTCATAAACGGCTACGATTGCCGTGGGGTCGTTTGTATAGCCAAAATCCACACCAATGCCAAGCAACCTTGCATCCTCTGGAATGGTGTCAATGGTTTGCCAATTAGAAAAGATAACCCCTTGCAAATTCCCAATCTCACCAAGTCCATATACTTTATGCCAATTTTCCCAATACTTACTCGTTTTGCCTTTTTCTTTGGCTTTAAGAATGAAATCAACCGCGCTTTGTGGGGCCGCTTCGTTGTCCATATAAGTGAGAATAATAAAGTCCACATTGTCATCGTTTTTGATGTCGCTATGAAACCAGAATTCATTTGACGGATTCCAATCTAAAAATATAGATTGTTTTGTCCGCATTGCAAGTTCCATATAGGAATTGAAATCGGTATTGTTACACTCATTGATGTATAAACGATCCCTTCTTGCCCCTCTTAATTTTGCACTGTTATCAGCACTGAAAAATTCAATAAAACTTTCGTTCGTAAATGTGTACTTGAAATCACTGGCGTTCCAATTTCTATCGTTCCAACGATTGGTTTCCTTCATGATTTTTTTGAAATCCCGTATTGCACCCCGTTTCAAATGGGGTATACTTTCGGCAACTATGGATGTTTCGGTTTTTGGGTTTTTGATTGCGTAATCAATTTCAATTGGAATAATACCAAAAGTTTTTCCCGCCGATGAACCGCCTTGAACCCCCTTGACAAACTTGTCAAGTTTCAATAATTTATTTATGGCCGTGGTCCGTATAAACATATCGCAATTTCTTTGGCTTCCTCAAATGTTTTTATCCGTGGACCATACTTGTAAACCCGATATTGATTCCTGGCTTTATCATAGTACACATACGGATGGCCACTTTTGAATTCGGTTGATGTATTTCGGAATGTTAAATTCTCTGAATTGGTGGCATACCTCAAATTATCCAAATTGTTATTTGCTTTATCCCCATTGATGTGATCCACATACAAATCACTTTCATGTAAAAATGTAGACAACACCAATCGGTGTACATAACAACTTTTGGGATTGCCGTCCTTATCGTGTAATCCCACTTTTTTATAACCGTTGTCATTTGTTGCCACTTTGATTTTTTCGGGTATTGTTCTGGGCCTATTATCGCTTCGCATAATAACCCGCTTCAATGATTTGACATTACCAAAGTTTGAAACTTGGTAAATACCTTCATAGCCTTTGATATCCTTAAAAATTTCCATACTCAAAAATATCGTAAACATTCTACTTATCCAAATCTTTATCGGGGAATAATGGTTGTTCAATAATGGTTTGTTCAATGGATTGGGTCGGCATACCAAATCCCGAATCCATCAATTGTTTGTACGCACCCACATCGCCTTTCCTTGCCTTGTGTATCATTGCAAGTGTGATTAAATCTTCTTGGCTTAGTTTCTCCAATTCGCCCGTGATGGGGTTCTTTGTGTCTTGCATAACCTCCAACCACTTCCGTGCGATGGTGCTTCGGTTCTTTGTGCCTTTGGGTTTCCCGTTGGGATTCCTTACCTCACCTGGCTTTGGTGGAATTATGTTTTCTGGGTTTGGCATAATTTCAAATCTTTATCAAATCAATCAAAAGGTAAAATTGGAATGGGCATCCACATAAATGGTGTAGCAATTGGGCTATCGTCGTGGGCCAAATACCATTGGTCTTCCATTATGTACCCTATTTGTTTGGTGTCAATTAATACCCATTCATTATCGATGGGGGTTGTTCGGTTGGTTTCTCGCCATGCTTTCATAATTCAACTCCGTTTCTTTTAATTTTAATTGTTGGGTCTAATTTACGCATTCGGTCAATTATCACTTGGCAATACTTTGGGTCAAGTTCCATGCCGTAGCATTTGCGTTTTAATTGGTGGGATGCAACCATAGTTGTTCCCGTCCCCATAAATACATCCAACACACTTTTTGCAAAATCCATTTTACTAATTACCCATGATGGAAACGATATTGGAAATGTTGCTTTGTGAATGTCTGCAAATTCATTCCCACTTGCATTTTCTGTTTCGATTACATTTGAAAATTTACCTTGCCATGTGCATGGAAATCCACGCGATTTTGATTCATAACATAACGCAAACACATATTCCCATTTACACCCAAATGTTCCTTTGTTTATGTGTGGTGGGTATTGCGATTTGTTCCAAATTAAAACATCTTTGATTTGTTCTTTTAATTGGTATTGATATTCAATTAATGCGTGTTTATTGCTTTCCAAAAGTTGCAAATTAACAAATGAATATGTTGAATTATTCAATGTGTTAATCGTGAAATCATACAAAAATTTGACATAATCGTCATTACTTTTATCATCATTATCATTTTCGTAAAAGTTGCCACGCACATTTTTTCCCGCATTATATGGGGGTGATGTAAATGCAATATCCGCTTTCTCTCCATCCATCAACCTTGCAACCGAATCGCTATCCGTTGAATCCCCACACAACAATCGGTGTTCGCCTATCTCAAACAAATCACCCAATACAATATCGGTTTCAATGTTTTCTTGTTCCTCAAAATTATCATCCTCGGCTTCCAATTCAGTCAAATCCATGTTAGGCACATCCAAACCCCATTCGTTTAATTCTGCGGGGTCCCAATCGTTTGCCAACGCATCCCAATCCCACTCACCAAATCCAACATTGTCCTTTATTAAAAATTCCCGTTGTTGTTGCTCGGTTAAATTTTCCGCTTTGATGATTGGCACTTCCTTTAATCCTATCTCCTGGATGGCTTTTAACCGCATATTTCCGCCAAGAATCATCATTTCGTTGTTGACCACAATTGGGCGGATCTCCAACATTTCGGGAAAATCCTTGATTGATTGCACCAACTTCTTAAATTTATCATCTTTAATTATGCGGGGGTTTTCCGTGTTTGGGATGATGTCTTTTGTTTTAACCCATTCGATATTCATTTGTTTAGTTTTATGTGGTGTACTGTGATAAGATATTCGTTTTTCAATTTTGTTCCAAAGTGTACTTCGTGGTGACAATCGCGACATAACCCCATAAGGTTTTCGATGTTGTCTTTGCCTCCGCGTGACCTGGGCAATAAGTGGTGGACATCAATACATTGTTTTCCGCATTCGGGTACTTCGCATTCAATCCAATCCCCTTTGTCATATCCAAAGTGGTCTAAATATATCTTTGTCCACGGCTTCATTTCGTATCGCTTGTAAATATAGTTCATTACATACCCTTGGACTAATGCCCATTGATATTCCCACTTGTTCCCATGTTTTGCCCATATCCTCGCGTAGAATCATGATTGCGTACTTCTTAGCAAGCACTTCACTGCGTCTAACCACGGCCCCCATTTTGCTCTGTCTTGAAATTTCTGTCTGCATTTTATACACATATAAATTTGGTTGGGTTCAATGTTTGGCCCCAACTCGTTGATAAGTTCTTTTGTTGATTCTGCATGATGGTCACAACAATCACAAAGGTTTCTCGTAAGTTTCATACACCTGGGTTAATTCGTTAATCATGTTTTGCCATGCCTTTGGATTGCACGAACATGGTTTGTAAATTCTTTTGCTTTGGAATATGCGTGACCATATTTCCGCTATCTTGTTTGCCTCCATTGGGGCCAATGTCGTGTCGTTGACTGTCTTAAAATGTGTCCACCAATGGTATTCATCTTCCGTCATACACAATGGTTGACGGGTTGGAAACATTTTGTTCAACTTTTGTTGGCGTTCTGAACACCCACAATCCGACCCTCCGATGAATTGTACTACTGCTTCAATCCCCGTTGCTTGTGTCACCTTCTGAATCATATCCCCCACCCCGATGGATGGTCGTGATTCGGTGTACTTCTTCCGTGTTTCGTTTTTCTTCTGCATAAATTTTATATTTTACCGTTGTTCTTTGTTTGATAAATTGTTTGGCGTTTTTGATTGAGTTAAATACGCTATGGGTTGGAATGCCCGTCTTTTTTTCAATGTCTCGCATCGAATGTCCGTACACAAAATGCAACTCCAATAACATCTGGTCATAATCGCGAAGGTCGTCAATTGCTTTCTTTACTTCACCCATCAAGTCCATGTGTGCCATTTCAGCCATTTCGGGGCTTTCTACGGGGTTGAATTGGTCTTGGTGTGGTATTGTCTTGTTTTCTGCCCGTTTGATGTCTATAAACGCATTGTGTAGCATTTTGAAAAGATAGATGGTGTTAATGGTTCCGTTGTAATTGGCGAATCTGTTTAGCGAACCCTCCTTGATTTGTATTTCTCCCAACTTCAAATACATCGTTTGCACCATATCATCGACTTCATCACGATTCGCACCCAAGTATTTGGCTATTTTAATCCATTCAATGTGGCGTTTGGCGATATCGTTAAGCGTTATCAAAGTAACTTTCTATTTGCACAATAAAATCCT